TGACATCGAGGTACTCAATCAGTCAGGCACAGTAGTCAACCCTGAAACCGTATTCAAGGTCAACGCAATCTTTTCAGCAGTCAGCCTAATCTCTGACACAATCTCTACCCTGCCGATTGACTCATACATTCGCAGAGATGGTGCAAGGTTCGCCTTTAGACCTAGACCAGCTTGGGTGCAACAGCCTGACATTGACACCACCAAAGAGGCGTTCTACGGATCTCTAATTGTTTCTATGTTGCTTGATGGCAACGGCTTTGTTCGAGTATTTAGAGATGGTGCTGGTCGAGTAATCAACATGACAGTTCTAAACCCTGCCAAGGTTGAGATTCGCAAGAACAAGGTTGGTGAAGTTGTTTACATTCATCAGGATGAAAACAAGCCACTAACAAAGAATGAAATAATCCACATCCCAGATGTTGTTAGACCAGGTGAAACCAGAGGTATCTCTAGAGTCATCGCACTCAAGGATAACTTTGGACTTGCTATCGCACTAGAGTCATACGCCGCTAGATTCTTTGGTCAAGGTGCAAGCACCAACGGCATCATCGAGTTCCCTGGCAACCTAACCCCTGAGCAAGCTAAGCAACTTGTTGACGGCTTCGATGCAAGACACAAAGGATTCCGCAAGTCACACAAGACTGGCGTTCTATCTGGTGGAGCTAAGTTTGTTCAGACCACAGTAGAAAACGACAAGGCTCAGTTCATTGACTCACGCAGAATGGCTGTCGAGGATGTCGCTAGAGCTTTTAACATCCCACCTCACCTGCTAGGACTACCAGGCACTAACACCTATTCCAGCGTTGAGCAAAACAACATCGCCTTTGTGACTCACACACTCAGACCAATCGTTCAGAAACTAGAGTCAGCTTTCACACCTCTAATGGCAACCGAGCCTGGTGGATCAACAGCGTTCATCAAGTTCACACTTGACGGCTTACTACGAGGCGATGCCAACTCACGCTTTACCGCTTACAGCGTTGGACTTCAGGCTGGATACCTAACCATCAACGACATCCGCAGACTTGAGGACTTGCCACCAGTTGACGGCGGAGAGATTATTCGAGTGCCACTAGCCAATGTGAACATTGACGCTGCCGAACTTGTAGCCACAGACAAGCGTGTCAACATGGCTCAGAAGCTAGTCAACTCAGGTTATGACCCTGCCGATGTTCTATCAGTTATGGGCTTGCCACCAATCCTGCACACCGGAGTCCCAACTGTTCAGCTACAAGGTATTGCTCAGATAAACCCAGAGGATCCTGAAGCTGTTTACGAGGTTCAGTAATGGCTCTCATTAGCTCAGGTCAGGTAACTGTCGGTACAACAGCAACACTTGTTGACGGAACAAGCACCTCAGACTTTAGGTTGACGATTCACAACATGAACAACGATGACGGCATCTACATTGGTGGCCCGAATGTCACCATTGCTAATGGGATGCAGTTGCTAAAGCTAGAAACCTTACAGCTTGATATGTCACCAATGACAGAGCTTTACGCAGTAGCCGATAAAGCCAACCTCAAACTCGGATTCTTGAAGCAGGTCTAATGCCTTACTACATCACACAGACAAACCCTGACTGCCCGAACTGGGCTGTTGAAAAAGAGGATGGTGAGTCAGTCGGTTGCCATGACTCTAAGGAATCAGCGATTGACCAAGCTGTTGCTATCAGCATTGACGAGGGAACTGAGTTTATTGGCGAAAGAGCCGCAGTCGGTTCACTAGAAGTTGGTGACTTTGTTTCTTGGTCACCACTTGATCCAAAGGTTGCCGCACAGGTCGAGATGGTTCAAGAGCAATTCGCTGTGGTCAGACTATTTGATTACGAGGATGGCATCTTTAGCCCAACCGACAAGATGATGGTCATAAATGTATTCCAGCTAGAAAAGATACCGACACCCAAGATGATTGCTGTCGAGGTCGAGCAGGTCGAGGAACTTGACGAGCCTGAAGTTGAGGGTGCTAACCTGCCAGACAATTACAGACCAGCTCTAGCCGAGGATGTCCCAGAGGGCAGGGCTTGTGGCAACTGTTTCTTTTACGATGAGTCAAGGCTAAACGCTGAGGGTGATAAAGCCTGGTGTGAGCGTTGGGATGACTTTGTTGATGGTGGCTATTACTGCAACGCTTGGGAATCAAACGATGAGGAACGAGCTATCAACCAAGAAGCCCCTGCCTACATGAGAGCAGCAGCTCGGCGTGGACTTGAGTATTACGAGGAAGGTTTAGCTGGTGACGGCGTAACCCCCAAGACAATCAGAGAAGCAAGAGAAATGGCTGAGGGTAGAGTCAGCGATGACAAGTGGATAAGGATTGCCGCTTGGATTGCTCGACACCTTGTTGACCTTGACTCACCAGATGCAAACCCAGAGTCCGATAACTACCCATCCGCAGGTGTGGTAGCACACTTACTTTGGGGATCAGGGCCAAGCAAGCGAGCAGCACAAAGAACCCAAGACTACGCTGATTCGGTAGTTGCTAGAATCAGAGCAGAGGAAAATAATCGCATGGAAAACAAGAACAAGTGGCTAGATGTTGCCAGAGCAATCGCACTAAAGATTGACGGCCCACAGAATAAAGAGCCAGAGATAAGAACCAACAGCGTTGACTTTGAGGTCAGGGCTGAAGGTGACGGCATGAGCTTCACCGGCTATGCCTCAGTTTTCAATTCTCCATCCGAGGACTTAGGTGGCTTTGTTGAGTATGTTGCCCCTGGTGCTTTCAAGCGTTCCCTACAATCTCGCAACGAGGTAAAGCTACTTTGGAACCATGACTCAGGTGAGCCACTAGCTTCCCTCAGAGGTGGCACTATGCAACTGGTCGAGGACTCAAGAGGTCTAAAGGTCACAGCTTCCCTGCCCAACACAACAAGGGGAAGGGATGTAGCAGAGCTGTTACGCAGTAAAGTAATTAGCTCTATGAGCTTCGGATTCAATGTCATCAAAGACTCATGGGCAAGCGATGGCAAGACACGCACACTTGAATCAGTACGTTTGTTCGAGGTCAGCATTGTTAGCTTCCCAGCTTATGAAGCCACCACCGCACAGGTTAGATCAGCTCAAACCATCAACCCCGACCAACTAGCCGATGCCTTGCTAAAGCTAGAGTCAGGTGAGGAACTTGACGAAGCCAACGCTAACTTGATTACCGAGGTGGTCAATAAGCTAAAGGCCCAGCCTGAGATTGAGGAAGTAATTGACAACGGCCTTGACTTGCTAGACCTAAAGAAAAAGCAATTCGACCTTCTATTGAAAAGGATATAAACATGGCTACCAAAGATGAAATCAAAAACGCAATCCTAAAGGCTGCCGGCAACCCATCAGTAGGAGTAGTCGCAGACATCGCTGATGACCTAGCTAAAGCAGTATGGGAACTAGACAACAAGAACTCGTATAACCCAGCCAACGAAGCAAGGGTTATGGATACCAAAGAAACCCGATAGAGTTTCTTTAGCCCCAGCTCGGCCCCCTTTCCTGAGCTGGGGTTTTTTTTCGCCTATAAACTTGTAGCTAACAGTTGAGTGTAAGCACCGCTGTATCTGTTGAGTGTCAGCACCGCAGGAATCCCATAATCATCTAATCCGAAAGGAAATCATGTCTGATTTCATTAAGACTCAGATGGATGCCCGCAACAACCTAATCGCACAGGCTAGAGAAGTTCTAGACTTTGCTGAGGCTGAAAAGCGTGGCCTATCCGCTGAGGAAAACCAAAAGATTGCTCGTATCGAAGCTGACATCGACTCAGCCGATGCAACAATCGAAACTGCTCGTAAGCTTGCAGAGCGTGAAGCTCGTGCATCTGAGGCAGCATCATCATTCGCACCATCAGCACCAACAGCTCAGAACTCTGACGCTGACATCCTTCGCTCAATCGCTTCTGGCGAAATGCGCGGATACGACTTCGCTCGCGAGGCTCGTACTCTAGTTCCATCCTCTAACACAGTTGGTCAGTCTTTCTATGACCAGGTATTTGAGATTGCTCAGCTAGTTGGCCCAATGCTAACTGTTTCTGAAATCTTCAACACCACCTCTGGCGAGAACCTAGTAATCCCAACAGTAACTGCAACCTCATCCGCTGGATCAGTAGCAGCTGCTGGAACTATCTCCGAGAGCAACCCAACATTCTCATCCATCACTCTTGGTGCTGAGAAGTACGGCGCACTTGTTCAGGTAGCTCAGGAACTAGTAACTGACGCTGGATTCAACATCTCAAGCTACATCGCACAACAGCTAGGAACCTCTTTGGGTCTTCAGGCTAACTCTGTTCTAACCACAAAGCTATCCGCAGCCGCTGGCTCGGTAGTAACTGGTGGAACCGGTGTTGGTGGAGCAGCTTCATACGAGAACCTAATTGACCTTGTTTACGGAATCGCAGACGGCGCAAGAGTATTGCCAGGTCTAGGCTTCCAGATGAGCAAGTCAGGTATCGCAGCAGCTCGCAAGCTAAAGGATGGTGCAGGTAACTACATCTGGACTAACTCAGCAGTACCAGGTCAGCCAGCAACCTTGCTAGGCTACCCAGTATTCGAGAACCCAAATGTTGCATCAGTAGCAACCGCAGCTAAGTCTGTCCTATTCGGACACCTTCCTAGCTTCAAGGTTCGCGTTGCTGGTGGAATCCGCGTTGACCAGTCCGCTGACTTCGCGTTCAACACCGACACAGTTACCTACCGAGGCCTAATCCGTCTTGATGGTGGACTAACTCACGCAACTCACATAGGATATTTCAAGGGTGGCGCAAGCTAATAGCTTGTTTCCAACTGGAAATCCGAGAAACCCCTCAGGGCTTAGGCTCTGGGGGGTTTCGCTTTATCCTGAATAATGGGCAACAAGTAAACTTGTAGGGCGGGGGACACAGAGCGTAGGACTGTGTTCCCTGCTTTTTTTGCTATTATGAAGTATGCCTACGAATAAAGAGAAACTAAACGGCGCA